TCGGCGGTCCAAATCCGCCCGCCCCGACAAACCTCACCAGCGGTCGCACGGTTCGACATTTTTCGTCACCGTGCGACCTGCGGTGAACAAAATTCCAAAATAAGCTTTACCGCAGTACTCATATCTACTTTTCCTTGTGCAGCCTTTTGTATAAAAAAAGGCTGTTTGTTTTTGTTATACCCCCCTCGCCTTTCTTATTAGCAACCACTCACCACCTGCCGGAGGTCACATATCATGAAACCCATTAGTTTTTCGCAAGCCCTCGTTGGATATGATTTGGCATCGCGCGCCCGGCGCCTCTCGGAGCACACGCGCATGGATTACTTCACGACCTTCCACAAGTTTCAGGCGTGGATGAAAACCGACCGCCTTGTCAAGGATATCAAGCCGGATGATATCCGGGCGTTTCTGGACAGCCATAACGGAATTTCAAAAAAGACTCTTCTCAATTATTATGTGGGTTTGTCTGCGTTATGGACTTGGGCGATCCAAGAGGGCTTTGCATCAGTACATGTGGTCAGGGCTGTCACGCCTCCAAAACCCGAGCGGCGCGTCATTACCCCGTTCTCGGATGATGATATCCGCTCCTTGCTCTCGTCGCTTGGATCCTCGCGCTCATACCGCCGCGGAACGACGATCCAAATCAAGCATACGCTTCCGAACCACGAACGAAACGAGGCTATCATTTTCATGTTATTGGATACTGGCATCCGGGTGACCGAGCTTTGCACGCTGACCATGCGCAAACTCGACCTACGCAACCGCGGCATTCAGGTGATTGGGAAGGGTGAGAAGGAGCGGTACATTCCGTTTTCGGCTCGCACAGGTAAATCGCTGTTTCGTTACTTGACCGTCAGGCAAACAGATTCGGTCTATGAAAATGTTTTCTTGAGCCAGGATGGTGGAGAGCTGGATCGTACCGATATCCTGCACATGCTCACCGCCCTGGGTAAAAGGGCAGGGGTGGAGGGTGTTCATCCACACCGCTTCCGTCACACTTTTGCTGTCAACTACCTCAGGAACGGAGGGGATCCATACACCCTGCAGGTAATTCTCGGCCACTCAACGATGGAGATGGTTCAGACTTATTTGAAGCTTTCACAAATTGATTTCGAGACGAAACACCGCCTTGCAAGCCCGGTGGAGAATATGCGCCTGTAAATTTGCCTATTGACAAACCTGACATGTTAGGATATAATGACGTCAACAAACACAAGGAGACAGCGATGGACAACATGACGTGGCGAATTCTTGAAAAAGCAGGTGTAACTCGAGGCGACCTTTTCTCTGAATGGCGCGGTCAATCGGTTCAGCAAATATCTAAAAATCTGACCCGGTTCTTTATTGAAAACCCGGGCGGTTACCAACCAACTCGGCTTGACATTGAACAATCTGCCGAGCAAATCGTTTCCTATGTGAATGGGTAAACTAATGAAACTCACGCCAACGACGAAAAAGATATTATCTGCCCTGGTTGCTGATATTCCAGGCACTCAGCTTGCAGACCGCATAGTTGTTTTGACAGGCGTTGATCCAGATCATGAAGTTGATTTACGTGCAGTGATTGGCTTGTCCGCGCAAGAGTGGCTTGGCACATACGAACATGAGCCAATTGCCGAGGAGTTGATTGTCGCCGCGATGCAAATGGCTGACCATATGGACGAGGAAACGCCCTCCGTTGAAGTTGACGAAATGGGAACATCCTGGGCATCAATGCCGTTGCGCGAGCACCTTCGCCGTGCCGGGTCACGTAGGTCTGATAAAAAGGCGGCGTCCAGCCGCGAGAATGGTAAAAAGGGCGGCAGGCCGAAGAAACTTAGTTAAGCTAATCGCTGCCGATTATGCCCATTCGTTACTAGAACAATTGATTTATTGCTATAAAGCACAGATTAAGGCATAATCTGAATATCGTTATAGAATTTGGAGAACCTATGTCTGACAATCCCCCGAGCAAAGATTTACTTTTGGAGTGGGTGATACCCTCTGATTTGGACACAAAGTTTGCGAATAATTTTATAATCCAAAACAATGGAGATGAAATAATTATTAGCTTTTTTGAAGTTATTCCACCTATCTTAGTGGGAGATTCAAAGATGATTGAGGATAGCCTCACAAAACTTACAACTGTTCCCGCAAAATGCGTTTCAAGGATTGTGATAACGCGGCAAAATCTTGAGATTCTTATTAGAGTATTAACAGATCACCATGAAAGAATTACCAAAAAATGAGTGCTACTCTTCAGCGTACCATCCCAACATATAGTAAAAAAACATGGATTGGAGATTATTCAGGTCAGGTTGCATCTGTTTCTGAAAGATATGGTGACCAACCGGATATTATTGTGTTTGGCGGTGCTCTTAATTCAAACTACACTCTTAGAAAATCTATTATCCTAAACGTTGTTGTCGAAGATGGGAGAATCATTCTTTGTGATGATATATTCAATATGTATGGAATGGGAAAGACAATTCCTGAAGCGCTGGAAGATTACAAAATTACGCTTATTGAATACTATGAGCTGAATGAATCATTGCCAGATGCACCTACATCGAAAAGATTTGATTTCATTAAAAACATCATTGCGAAAAATTAGGTATGCAGTACAAGTCAAAAAAGGTGCAATCAAAACTCCAATCAAAATTTGGATTCTTAGAGAATCCAACTAATTCGAAATCCAAAGACCATATATGGTATATGCTCTCCATCGACGGTGTTTGCACTGTAATGACAAAGTTTTCAAGAAATGATGAAGAGATTGGTGATTTCTTGCAGGGTCAAATCGCGAAGCAACTCTTTGTTCATAAGCGGGTATTTCAAGGGATGATTGATTGCTATATAAGCAAAGAATCTTATTATCAAATGTTGAAAGAAAATCCCGATATCGCAAGTTGATATCCCGCTAACTAGTCTGTGCATTCCCCAATCACCTCTCACCAAACACAATCCCCTCATACATTGCCGGCGCAACGCTCACCGGCTCCGCCCCGCGGATATCCGATATGAACTGCAACTGCACCCCGTTGTCATAAAACATCCGCATCCACACGGCACCAATCGGCTTCGGAACATCGCCCCGCGTTGCCGCCCACCCGGTACTGCCATCCCCGTAATCTTGCTTATACCCAGGGATCCGCACATGATGCTGGATGTCGAAAAACTGTTTGCCCTTCCCGCTGATTCTCTCCCTCGAAATCGGCACATAGTAGTTGCTGTGGTTGTGCCCGTTCACCACGATATCCGCATCAGGCAAATACACCGCCTGCCGGTTGGTCTGGATCACCCCGCGAGTGACTGGCGCCTCGCCGCCGGCTCCGTGAAAATATTTCAACGAGTATGATTTCATTGGCTTGCCGTTCGTCTCAAACATAAACCGCACCCATCCGCCATACGCGCCGTGGATGACGTGCCCTCCGGCTCCCTGGTTCAAGTATTCCCTCACCAACCGGTCAGGCAGGTACGTGTTGGCATTCTTCAGCACGCTCAGCTCGTGATTCCCGTCCGCGATCAGCAACAGGTTTTGTGCATACGGCGCCAGGTATTTTCCGATATCTGAAACCACAAAATCATAATAGTCCTCCCTCCGGTATTCCGGCCGCAGCTCGTCCATCGACCGCCGTGGGTCAAACCGCCCCTGCATGGCATCAAATAGATCCCCGAACATCATCACCCAGGCATCCCGGCGCTTTGCCTCTTCCAGGTGAGCTGTTTCCAGCGCCCGGTTGCACTTGATGGAGTCGTGGTGATTGTCCGACTGCAGCAGCACCCACTGCTCCCAGCCGGCTTTCACGTCCAAATAAACCGAGGTCACTACGCCCTGCTGTGTAATTCGCTTTGCTTCAGGCATATCGCTCCTTATCCCTTGCCCCATAGCTCCGAATGAGCCGCCCATAACCTCGCCAGCGCGTCATCCGGCACATCCACCTCGCCGCTGCTTGTTTCCATCCCAAAGAACTCCTGGCATTCGGTCAGCCCGCCGTTGAACACGTTCAGGTCAATCTCGCTATTCATCCCGACGTACCCCAGCCCCTTCGATGAATACTGCCAGATTTTCCATGTCGGGAACGGCGCCGGTATCATCGTCCGCTCCATCCGGTACACTAGATCACTCCCCACGCTCAACCCGTGCAGCGGAGACCACCCGTACCAGGCAAGCCACAGGTCATGCAGTTTCACCCAATCCGCCTTGCTGCCCATTCGCTGCCAGATATCCTTGCGCGTGTAGATTCCGGGTATCAGCGCCATCCCACTCCACACGTAGGTCAGCCAGCGCTGCACATACACGCTGGTCACCGATGACCCCGGCTGAGGGCGCGGAGCGCTTTCGCGGCTGTTGTCATGCTCCACGTCGATAAACGCCCGCTTGATTCCCAGCCCGGCGATTGCCCGCATGAAAGCATCCGCCTGCTTTTCTGCCGATGCATCCCACATCAGGTAGTGATACGCCCCCACAGCAAACCCAGCGTCCTGCGCTGCCTTCACGTGATACTCCACTGCCGGATCCACCCCCAACTGCCCCGACGCGCGCACGATCGCGAACCGCGCGCCGTCATCAAACAGCTTTTTCCAGTTCACCAGCGTCCGGTAATCCCGTTTTTCATAATTCGTCTGGTAAAAACTAACGTCTACACCGTAAGTGATGCTCATAAAATCTCCTATGCTGCATATTCAATCAACGAAACGTCCAGCCGCGGGTGGATCGTTCCGTACAACAGGTTTATTGGCGATGTGTCGGCGTTGTGCCGGACGAACAGCCTCAGATAATCACCCGCAACCAGGTCAATCATTGCAGCGCTGGCGATGTACCCCGTCGCCGCCGATAAGTTCATACCACCCGACCGTCCGTACTGGCTAGATCCGTTCACCTCCACCCATGCCGACCTTGACCCGGTTCCAACTGCTGCCAGTTGCGCTTCGAAGGTGATGACATACCGCCCACTGACCGGAATCCAGATATATGTCGGTTCAGAGTCCGACCACATGCCATACGGGTCGCTGATTTCGGCTTGCCAGCTGACTGCCACATCCGTAACGCGCGCAACCGATTGATTCGCAGTCCGCTTCACCGAGCAATACGGTTGTCGTCCTGTCCATACCATCGTGTTGGCAACCGGCGCAGGCCTGCTGGTATCCAGCTCGCTGTCCGCTTTGTCGTCCACATACGTGGTCGTGGTGTTGTCCTCAATCACCGCCACCAGGTAAAACTTGTTGGGATCCGCCCCATTGCCACTCCACACCCCCTCCGTCCGGTAGATCAACCGCCGTACAGCCAGCCCGGTCGGATCAACCGGCACAGACAGGCTTGTCTTCTTATTTGTCGATGTCGTCATCACTTCCAGGGTGTAAAGCGACTGCTCCGTTTCACCCAGCTCATGCCCAAACGTCACCACATACCCGTATGCTGCCAGCGGGTCCAGGTTTCCACCCGCCTGCATCGTGCCGCTGAACGAACCGCGCGGTCGATACACCGTCGACCGCACTTTTCGCAGCGCAGCCGTGCCGGTCGGCATGTCATGGTAGATTCCCTGCCCCAGCATCAACCGGCTGAACCACGATTGTGCCTTCAAACTGACATCATCCACGTCCATCTCGCAGCTCGCCGCGTCATCATGCACCAGAAAGGTCAACCATGCTCCAACCGCGCCAACTGGTGCGATAACTGTCTTTTCAAACGTCTTCCAGCCCGTCGTTGAAATGCCGCTGTAAAACAGCACCTCCTCCGAGATCACTTTACTGCTGGAATTTGTCCATCGCACCTTTGCGCGACCATACCCATACGGTACGTCCAACTGAATCCGCGCGCTGAATTTATAAATCGCCCCGGCTGTCACCGTGATCGCGCTGGTATTCCCCAGGTCATTTTCGCCGCCGCCCGGCGCTGCCAGGCTGGCATATCCATCCACCCACGCTGGCACAAACACATCCCCGCCTCCCCAGCCAGTCAGGTCAGTGTCAAATCCGCCATTGCTCACCAGTTCCGATCCGCTTTCCGGTATGGCATGCTGCAGCATGGTCAGCGGCGCCTCGCCATAGGGCGGCATGATCATCCCAAACATCGCCTCGCGCTCAACCCCGTCCTGGTCGGCATGCACCTTGAACAGTTTGGTAAAACCCTCCATCGTGATTCCCAGCGAGTTGATCGTGCCATCTCCGCCCGAAAACCGCAGCGATCCATCCACCGCGCTGAAACCCAGTTCCAGATTGCCGTTGTTCAGCCCCAGCCCGTTCCACTCGTTGCCGCTGTGGGTGATCGGATCCGCAGACCATACCATCCCGGTCGCGTCGCTGTCCTCCGGTTCACTGCCCGCTGTCAACATGTACAGCCGCCCGGCGCGCATTGTACCCAGGTCAGCCGTCACTTCGCTCGCCTGGTTATATCCCACCAGCCGCATTTTCAAATAATCAATTTCGCGCTGCATCTTCTGCAGCATGCGCCACAACTCATTCGGGTCAAAGTCGCTCAGCCGCGTCATAACGCTCCCTCCAGCGCAATCTCCACCTGGTTCGTCGCCTCGTCAAACACCATCGCGGTGATGCGCGCCCGTCCGCGCCAGCCGCGCGCCCCGCCTGGCAAAATCAACCGGCTGGCATGCACTGTCATCACGTTTCCCAGCCGCAGCTGCTGAAACGTAGCGCCTGCATCACGCACGCTGACCGTCAGTTTCAGCCACGGAGCGCTGTTCAAAGCCAAATCCAACTGCGCCTTCGCCTTCAATTCGCTCAAACTGGTGACGCCTTTATATTGCACCACCTGTGACCGCAGCCGGTAGGTGTCCGCCGACGCGCGCTCCACCATCGGAGCCGTCGCCAGTCGGCTACTCGCCGTTGACTGGTCGTTCACGCCAATGATCCGGTTGACAATATCCCCGCTAACCTCCGCTGCCGTCACCCGCATGTTGCCATCTCTGCCGTCAAAAATGGCGATTCCCGTTTCCTCCCCCATTGCTTTTGCCAGGTCAACGTACACCACCAGGTTGCCAGCCGCATTCCGCTCCGGCCTGAAACTCAGCTCCATCCCCGCGCCGGTCACCAGCTCAACCACCTGATCCCATATCGTGGTCTGGTCAAACACCTCCGTGTGTGCCGCGTCATCTTCCATCACCCCCGGGCGCAGCCGTAAATCCTCAGCCTCATTTGCCGCCTCAAGCAGCCGCTTCAAAATCGCTGCAGTGGTACCCGTCAGCGTCAATTCCTTGTCCAAACTGCGGATGCTCAAAAGGTATTCAGCGCTGTATGCCGTCACCTGCACCGGCGCCAGTGCGCTCCACGGCGTGTCAATCATGCCGCACCACGCCGGTAAGGTCTCATGCGCAATCAACACCATGCGCCCAAATTGCAGCCAGCCCGCTGCCGCGTCCGCAGCGCTCAAAGCAAACGTCGCAGTACTGCCCGCGTTGATGCCCCAGCCGCGCGACACATTCGCATGTACCTCGCCAACACTCCGCCCGTCCAGGTCAAATACAATCACCCGGCTCATGGCTGCCTCGTGTACCACGACAGCCCAACCGTCATCGGGCCGCCATAATCAGTCGTGATTTCCAGTGTGTTGTTGCCCGGCGCCAGTTCAATCCACGTGTCGCGGCTCTCGTCATCCAGCGTGATCGCCCCGTGCGCGTTCACCCCGTCATACATTACCGTGCGCGCTTCGCCGTCCAGCGTCAACGTCTTGTTCAGCAGCATCGGCTGCCGGATCAGGATTTCATCCCCGGTAGTGCTGTTCAACAGCCGAATCATCATCGGGAAGTTACCCTTCTCACCCAGCAGGCTGCCAGCTGGCAGGTTGGTGGAGTACATGGTCACGGTTGCCGTCAACATCTCCAGATACGCCTGCCGCGTTGATCCAGCCAGCAAGCTGCCCGACAATACCACCCGGATGTTCTTCTGGTTGCCTGTAATGGTCTTGCTGCTTTGTGTGATTGCCGTCCAGGTGCTGACCGATACAGGTGTGCTCTCATTCCACACCGTTGACCAGGTTTGTCCGTCCGCGCTGCGCTGCAGCCCAGCCAGCGTTACCCAGGCGCTTGAATTGCGCCGCTTGCTGGCGGTGATGGACACCGTCGATATGCCCCCCGGGCAGCTCAACGCCCAGCTCAGGGTGGCCGTTTCCGGTTGCCACACCCCATTTTTGTCATAACTACCCATGCGCATACCCGCCGCCGGGGTTCCCGATTCCGCATCCTGTGAATACCAGTAGGGGTACGATTCTGCCCCCTTGCGGCTGTATGTCGGTTTCCAACTCCCCGGTCGGGTCGGCTTGTCTGCGTCATAAAACAGCGTACTGGCGGTGTACACCCAGCTCGTATTGCTACTCGCCGACAGGTCAAAAACCGGCTTCTCGTCATCATACGCTGCGTCGTCAGTCGCCGGACTGGTTGCCGCGCTGTTTCCATATACCACCCAAATCGGCGCCTGGATCCATGAAAACTCACTGCCAGTCGTATGAGCTTGTAGTGTGGTACCCAGCGCCCCGCGTTTCACCACGCCTAGCTTGTAGCGCGTCTTGTCAATCCCGGAGTACTGGATCCACTCCGTACCATGCACCAACAGCCCCGCCGCTGGCAGCTTATTCAGCGCCGCTGCATTATCGCTGGTCTGTTCAAATACCATCTCGCCGATATCCCCACTGGCGGCGATTCCAGTCTTCAGTTTTAGCCGTTGCCCTGCCAGCAGCGTCAGGTTGATCCACACCTTCGTGTGGTCGGTGTTCATGTCCGCCAGCCAGCGCCGCACTTCTACCCCGTCCACATACACCCTCAAATCATCCCCGTCTGCCTGCATCTTGCTCGCCGTCACAAGCGCCGCCGTGTCCAACTGGATGCACCACGGTCGATACCCGAAAGCGATCGCCTTCGGAGCCACCAGCTGGTACAGGTTCTGGTATGACCATCCCCCCGACGCTCCACCGGTTGGCGTAATCGTTGCGCTCAATGCCGTGCGCATCACCCCGCCCACGTTGAAATCGTGTGATTCGCTGGCGGTGGTGATGCTCCATGTACTCGTTTCCGGTGTGACCGCCACCCAGTCCGCGGGGCCACTTTGCAGCACCGCCACCCACGATTGCATGTGGGTCATCTCGCGCACCAGGCTCTGCACAATGCACGGCAGGCGGTAATCTATCCCGCCTGGAAACGTCACCACCAGGTCACCGGTTGTGCCCGGTTTCAAAGCCGCCTTCATCGCCTGAATCAGGTTCCAGCGGTCGCCGTAATTGGTTATTTTGATTGTGATCGGCAGCCCGCGCGCCCCCAGCGTGTACACCCCGGCATAATTCGGCGCGTCTGACGCCTGTTCAATCCAGACCGGATTCGCACTCGGTTGCGTGTGCAAATCCAACCCAGCGCACGCATACCCGCCGCCGTTCAGGCTAAAACCATTGAATGTTTTGACATGGACAAACATCCTGCCTCCTATAACCGCTTCTGTCGCAGCGAAGTCCCAAATCCGCGCGCGTCATTCGCCTGGACAATCACTGGCGCGTAAAAGGTGTAGGATTCCGACACCCCGCCAACCCCCATGCCCGCCAGACCAAGACCGGGTGCACCTACCGAGCGTGTCAAATCTGCCACCGCGCCGGATATCCGCTTTTCAATCCCGCCCATTTGCCCCATAAAACCCACCCCCAGCCCCGCAGCCATTTGCATACCGATACCGGCAAATACCCGCGACGGTGATTTGATACCCAACAATTTCTTGATGTCATCAATCATTGTCAGCCACATCTTCTTGAAATCCTGTGACAGGTTGCCCCACTTTGCCTCAATTCCCTGCCACACACCTTTGATGACGTTCCCTCCCATTTCACGCCACATTTCAAGCCCGCCGCCTTTGAACCAGTCGAGCAATTTATTGAACAAGTTGCTCCCAGCCTCAACAAGTTTTGGAAAAGCGTCTATCAAACCCAGCGCCAGCGCGCCGATAATGTCTACCGCTGCTGCAAAAATCACCGGCAGATTGTATATGATTGCACCCACCAAAGCCCCTAGCAGCTCCGGTATCTTCCCCACCAACTCCGGCAGCGCATCAATCAACCCCACCGCCAGCGCTACAATCATCTGGATCCCCGCCGTAATCAACATCGGCAGGTTCGCAATCAGCGCGTCCACCAGCCCCAACACCACCTCCACCACCGCCGGTATCAGCTTCGGGATGGAGTCAATAATTCCGTTCATAAGCGCCAGAATGATCGACATGGCCGCATCCAGCAGCATCGGCAGGTTCTGTACAATAAACTGCACCAGGCTGTTCATCAGTTCAATGATTCCGGGTATCATCGCCGGCAAATTCTGCACAATCGCCGTCACAATCCCCTGCACAATCGACAGCCCCGCCTGTAAAAACGCCGGTGCCTGCTTCGCCAGTTCCCCCACAACCTTGCCGGCAATCTCGCCCACCCCGCCCGCCAGCTTGCCCAGGTCACCGTCCGCGCCGTTCACCACCCCCGCTAAATCCTTCAAATAACCGCTGGCGCTGTCTGCCAGCCCACTGAACGCCGGCATAAACGCCGCCCCCACTTCCATCGCCGTGCCCTGCAAACCCATTTTCAGGCTGTCCAGCTGATCCTGGAATGCAGCCGCGGATTCAACCGATTCCGTGTCCATCACCGCGCCGACCTTATGCGCCTCTTCCCTCAAGCTTTCAAACTGCTCCGCGCTCGTCTCAATCAGCGGGTTCAGCTCCATCGCGCTCTTGCCAAACAACTCCATCGCCAGCGCGTCCCGTTCCGTTTCATTCGGAATCTTCCCCAGCGCTGTAATCGTCTCTGTAAATACCGCCTGCGAGTCGCGCAATTGCCCGCTGGTATCCCGTACCGCCACCCCCAGCCCGGCAAATGCCTCTGCCTTGCCCTCGCTGCTCATGGCTCGAATCATCTTGCTGTAGCTTCCGGTAATCGTATCCAGGTCAGTGCCGACCTGCTCTCCGATGTACCCCAACTCCTGCAGCGTCTCAACAGAAATGCCAGTTTTGGTGGACATATCCACCAGCTTCTCGCCTTGCGCCGCCGTTTCAGTCACCAGCTTCGCCACCCCCATACCGGCGGCAGCCGCCGCGCTCGCCACACCCAGCATCACCGTTCCCACGCCCTTCAGCACCCCGCCAATACCGCCAGCAACCGACTTCAAACGCTCCATCCGGCTGGCTGCTGTATCGGTCTGCGTTGCCGTCTGCCCCAGTGCCGTGCCGGTCTGGGATGCTTCTTTTCCTAACCCATTAAGTTTTTCCTGCGTTTGTCGTGCTTCGGTTTCGCTCTTATTGAGTGCTTCAGTTTCCTTGTTGAGCCGAATTTCAAGCTCACGCGTTGCTATACTGGTATCGCCTGTTTCCTTTTTGATCCGCTCGTACTCTTTCCGGGTGGCATCCACTTTCTGACGCTGCAGCTCAGTAATATCTGTCAATGCCTTCAGGCGCGCTTGCAGCCCTTCAGCCGTGCTCGACCAGTCATCCATCCCGGCTGCAGTCGCTTTGAATCCAGAATCGATAATTTTGATATTGCGGTTAAGTTCCGCAACGCCATCCTTGAAATCCGTTACATCCAGCCCGACTTTTCCGGACAGGTTGACCTGATCGCTCATTTTCTATGCCTTTCGTACTGCCCCTCCCCAGCCTCGGGCAGGGGCAGTACACTACAACCAGCTCACTTCGTCACAATATGACCCCGCCGCTCCACCGCCTGCCTTCCTGCGGCTGGTATACAGCACAAACGGAATCAGTGAGCCGATGTCGGTCTGGTCAATCTCGTGTAAACTCCACCCAAACCGCTCAACCAGGCTCCATTCCAGTTCCAGCATCCAGTCCTCACCCTCCGACGCGCCTATTCCGCCGGAGGCGTCTGAGGGTTTGCCGGCATCATCGCTGCGGCGCGTTTCGTGATCGCCGTGAACACCGCAATCACGTCCACGATATCCGCCCCCGCCTCCAACTCCTCAGCCGTAAACTGGTGCCCGAACAACTCCACCAGGATCGCGCACATTTCGTCCAGCGTCTCAATCCCAATTTCAGCCGTCGCATTGAGCTGCGCAAACTTCATAGTCCGCTTCAACACGCCCCACGGGATGAATGACCGCGTAAATGTCCGCTGCTCTTCCCCGTTCTCATTCCCCTTATTTAATGTAAGGGAAATGACCGCACTCTCTTCAGGCATCACGCCTCCTATGAAGTCGTGCTGAATTCAACCGATACGTCCAGCGTCTGGGCGTAGATATCCACCACCGCAGCAGCAATGGTGTAGGCTGCCCCCGCGCTCAGGTTCGAATCTGGGTTCAACGTGATGGTCTTGCGGTCAGCCGAGATGCTCTTGGCGCAAGCCACTACCTCGTTCAGGCTGTCCAGTAGCATCACATGATTCTCGGAGCCCTCCGCCAGCACATTGTTGAACACCAGCACCAGGTTGGCGCTGATTGCTAGGGTAGAACTGCCCTCAGCCGGTGTGCTCGATGACAGCGCCAGCGCCGCCGGTGTGGTTGCGCCCGGCGTCTGCACCTGGTCAAACCATGTGGTGCCGCTGAACGCGGTGATGTCTTCATCACCCACCACCCGCTTCACGCCGTCATTGATATCCCCCAGGTCAAATGCGTAAACCGTCTTCACAGCCGTGAAGGTCAATTCGACCGTCTTCGGATCCGGGCTGTCCGACTGTGTCGCAAACGACTCCGCCGGCATGTCAAACCGCCCCTTCAAAAACGAATAGTAGCGGTAGTGCCCGTTGCTCTTCTTTGACCGGAACATCAGGGCAAAATACCCCGGCGTGCCGGAATTGTCGTACAACCGCCCGTTGGTCGCGTCGTACACCCGCCCGGTCAGTTTCGCCAGCATCTCTAACGGCACGTTCGTTACCGTCAGCTTGATGCTGGTATCCCCTTCCGCGCTCATCGCGTCATACGGCTGGTCGTCAGCAAACTGTGTCTGCCGGTTGACAGACGGCTCTGCGCTCGCTTCAGCCGCTGGAGCAAGCCATTCCACCGCCCCCGTCAGGTAGGCGCTGGCGTCGTCTTGCAGCACTTCCGCGATTTTCAGGCTGTCCAACCCAACCCGACTTTTATATTCAGCAGAATTTGCCATGTTTCATTCCTTTCTTACTTGATAAAATCAATCGCCAGGCAGTGATGCCCGGTGTCTTGTTGATATGGCAACTGGCGCCGCTGGCTGGTCATCCAACCCGCTGCCGTCATTGCCCCGATCACATTCGGCAGGCTCTCAAGCCCTGTCCGGCTGTAGATGGATACCTGCAGGCGGTGCGTCCGCTCAACCTCCGCATTGTCAGCGTGCTGTGACGGGTAATCCGATATCAGGCTGTAGATTAGGAACACGTCCGGCAGTTCGCCGCTCGCGCCCAGGTACACCCCCGCCCACATCGGTACCCCAAGCCCCGTCAATGCCGTCTTCACTTCCGAAAAGATGTCGCTCATTTCATCTCCATCTTCAAGGAATCGCGTAGCGCTTTCCGTATTTTGTTCTTGTCCTCGTCAAACGTCGGACGCAAGAACGGCTGCGCCGGGCGGTGCGGTGCCCCGAATTCCACAAACACCGCATACAGGATGGAATTGCGATCCCTGAAGTCCACCCCCACGTCCACAAAGTGGTAATTGCCATCCTGCCCGGCTTCCAATACTCCGATCCGGCTCATCAGGTACCCGGTGAGTATCGGCGCGCGCCTTCCCATCCCTTCTAGAATGACATCGGAAGCTTCACCCAGCGCACGATCCACCGCGGCATCAATCGACACCCCGGCTTCAACCACCTGTTCCAGGTACTTGTCAACCTTGCCCGGTTTGAAAGACATCTTCATCCCGGTCATCCGTTCACCATCCTCTGTACCTTCAACTCCAGCCATTCATGCCGGTTTTGGATGTCATCCACGCTCACAACCTTGTAGTTCACGCTTCCCAGCGTTACGATGCAGGTCGTGTCCACCCCGCTCACATACCGCATCAGGATGGTTGCCGGTTGCTGCGCCTGCACCGCTTCCGCCGCCCACACTTCCGACCCGTGCGCATTTGTCCAGCGGCATTTCACTGTTGCCAGCGTGCTGTACGTTTCGCTCGAAAAACCACCCGCGCCGGACGTAACCGCCCGGCTCTTGATGGTGATATCCGTGCGCAACTCGCCCGGATTGACAAACCAGCCCGGTTTCACACAACCTCCGCCAGTTGAATCGCCAGCGCTTCCAGTTGCGTCAGCGCGTTTCGCAGCCCAAACGATAAGACTGTCAGCCCGCTGCCAACCATCGCCGGATTCTCGTACCACACCACCACCAGCATCCGCGCCGCGCTCTTCGCTTCCGGGCGGATCGGACTGTCGCCAGCCCAATCCCGCCCGGTCGCGTTTTTGAGATAGGCGTCAACCTGTGGCAATAGTGCCAGCATCGCTGCATCAGTAGCGCTTATCCGCAAAACATCCGCGGCTTCTTGTGCGGTCAGTATGTTTGCCACAGGTTCACCTCCTATACCATGTAGTAGAGGTCAAGCGCCTTTGTGCCGTCCGGCGTGCCATTCAGCGCAAACAGGTTCTTCTCAACCTCGTCGTCATCCACCGCCAGCGTGCCGGTGTCAGCCGAACCGTTGAACAGTTTCACCAACACCATGCTGGCAAATGCCACAATGTGCGGCACACCGAATTTCTTCGCCCAGCCCACGCTCACGGTATCACCCGCAGTCGTTCGCGCTGGCAGCAGGATGGATGTCACTGTTTTGAATGCCTTAGCGCCTTCCACCTCAGTGGTAGCGTTCAAGGCAATCGTGTCGGTGATGACCTCGTCCAGGATGTTCGTGCCGGTGATGACCACATCACCCGCAATCCCGGCTGCGTTGCCTTTCACCGTCACCGTCCGCGGTACATCCGGGTTGGTGATGGCGGTTGTCACTGTGGTCTCAGCGCCATCAGCTAGCGTCACAGCAGCGTGCACAGCGGTGGCGCTGTTAGCCGCCGGGGCGATGTGATAATGCTGCACCAGCATCGCCTTCAGCGCCGTCAACGCCAGTTCAGGCGCGCCTTCCCGGTCAATCTGGCCACCGACAATCAACCGGTCGCCGCCCCGTTCCGCATAATTCAGGGGTTTGTAATTCGTCATCAGTTCCTCCTTATGCAGGCAGTTTCACCTTCAACAGCGACATCGCGCCGCTGTCGATGGTCTTGGCAACCTCGCGCAGGATGTAGCGCACTTCCGTGCCGTTCGCGCGCCAGGCGTCGCCGCCCTGTGTGGTGCTCGCCAGTTCCCCGGTCATGCGGCGGAACATGGTCACCATCTCGCGCCCGTCACCCACAGCGATTCGGGTGTAGGTGTCGCCGTCCACCAGGTTAGCCCACAACGCATCCGGAACCACCACCACCTGGCGCCCCTTGTAGCGCTTCACTGTTTCGTTGGTCGGATCCGGCGCCATGATCGGTCGTCCGGTACCGTCCAACAACTGATCCATCAGGTCAAACGCCGTCTGGTTCAGCATGATGATCGCAGAGGCCGAGACCGCCGGGTCAAGCGTCTTGTTCAAAGCCGTCTTGATTTTGGCGTCCACCTGCTTCCAATCCGTGACCGTCACCGGTGAGAGCGCATTCACCAGCGCCAGGATCAGGCTGGTGTGGGTCAGGCTGGATTTCTTGCCGCACCATCGCGCAATGTACTGCATGATGTTCACCGGGGTGTCTGCCAGTAAGTCGTTGCTCACCGGCAAATAGCCGCCGTATTCCTTCACGGCAAACTCCACCTTTGTGAACGCCGGGCTTTCCATCGCGGCTACGGTGCTGGTGATTTCGCTGAATGCAGCCGATGGGGCAGCATCCACCGCGCGCCAGCCGCTGTAGCCAGATACCAATTCCACATTGACAAACGGGCTCAAGTCAACAGCAGAGCGCATCTGCTCCTTGATCATGTTGTCAAAGTCGATCGGCAGCAAAAAGCCGCCTTCGCTGCCCGCCGGAGATCCGCCTGTTTCAGTCAGGGCGTCAGTTAGCACGCCGAAACGCCCGTCGCGCTGCTGGTGAATGTTCTTGGGTGTCACACCCAACCGAATGGCGTCCACAAACGCGCGTACATATTCCGGAGATGCGCGCAGCTCTGCCACAGCCTTCGGCTCGCGGTCGCTGGCAGCTGCCGGTACAAATTTCGCGCCCGGGTCGCCGCCCTCGCCGTCCAACGAGCGCATCGACAGGTACAGCCGGTTCATATCGGCCGCTTTGGTGCGCGCTTCATCCAGTTTCGGGCGCAGAGCCAACGCCTCCTGTGTTGCTCCGGCGTCAAATAACTGGTTGATCTGAAGCGCAAGTGCTTGCACTTCACCGTCAGCTGCCTGGGCAGCGTCAAACATCGCTTTCAAGTTTTTCATTTGTCCTCTCCTCACATCAACAATTTGACTTCCGCGCGGAGTCGTACCGCGTCGGGTGATTCAACCGGTGCCTTCGGCTCCGCTTGCGCTTGCCGTAATGCCTCCGGAACGTGCACATATCGGCTCAGGCTATTGGTGATGACCGCGCTCGCCGTTTGGCTCACCGGCCCGCTGATGACCTCGTCCACAAAACCCATCTCGCGCGCCTCGCGCGCTGTCATCCAGGTCTCGTCTGTCATCATTCGCTCCAACTTCCCGCGCTCCAATCCGGTGCGGCTCGCATAGGCGTCCACAATCCCCGCCTTGCACACCTTCAACTCGTCTAGCACCGCCTTCAGAGTCTCAATGTTGCCCATCACCACCGTCGACGGGTCATGAATCATCATGTAAGCCGATTCCTGCATCATGATCCGCTTGCCAGCCATAGCCACGATTGTGGCAGCCGACGCGCACAGCCCGTCAATCTTCACCTTCACCGGCCCCGGGTAATCCAGTAAAATCGCCCGCATCACTGAAGCAGCAAATACATCACCGCCGCCCGAATGAATGCGCACAGTCACTGGCCCGCCCTTGCCATACCGGTTCAGGTCATCCTTGAACATCTTGGGCGTGATCTCGTCCTCAAACCACGAGTACTCCGATATCCAGCCGTAAAGTTCAAGCTCCGGCTCAACCTCAGCCGCATCCCGCCATGCCCAGAATGGTTTGTGCGGTAGAGCCTCGCCGTCTGCAATCCGTACTGGTTGCTGTTTGGTCATTTGACTCCTTTCTCGACCCCTTGCAGATTGCCCTCCGAATCAATCACCGACATGTTCGCAGGGAGATAATGCGTATCGCCGCCCTGGAATGCGCTCATATCATCAATCTGCCGCGCCTCGTTGGGGGTCAACACACCCGACTCGATCCGGGATTTGATGACTGCAGCCCGCGTCTGGGCGTCTGTCCGCAGCAGCGCATCCCGGTTGAACCGCACATACATCCGGCTCTGTTCATCCTCACTCAGCCACTTCAACATCGCCGCCTGCTCAAACTGCACCAGGTACGGATCCAAAGTGGTGGAAAGGTAATCCAAATTCGCCTGCTCGTTCGAGTTATACGACTGTTTCCCCATGTTCAGCTTGAACAGCGGTAGCCCGAAGAAATTCGCAATCTCCAAATCCGTCTGTTGGATGGATTCTAGAAACTGCATATCTACCGGCTTCATGCTGATTGGCTCAAACTTGCTCACCTTCTGATCCAGGATTGCCAGTCGGTAAGCATTTGCCGCCCCGCTCATGGCTTCCTCGTACTTCTCGCGCACCTTCTGGCGCGCCTCTTTGTCCAGGTCGCCGTCCATCCACAAAATGCCAGCCGGATTCAAACCCTGTGCGTAGAATTTCCCCAGCGTTTCATATGCGCCCAGCTGTCGCCCAAGACTCTCGCGCGCATACGTCAGCACAGACCGCCCGGTCAATCCGTCCGTTGAATTGATAACCAGGCTCAGCACTTCCACTCCTGGCAGCACTTCCACCTGCCCGTTGCTGAAAATCACTCGGTACCACATCTGCCCGTCGCCATCCATCCCTGCTGTTACCGACGAACTTGGTAGGATAAATAACTCGCGCCGTCCACCAAACGCCTTTGGCGGTTGCCATACATACGCTGCCCCCCACGTCAGCAGCCAACTCATCAGTGTCTTCTTGAAAACAAATGGCGTCATCCACCGGTTGGGTGAAACTTCCAGCAGCCAGCTCAGGTTTTGCCGCCGCGCATCTGGACCCACTTGCACCCGCGTACCCGGGCGCATCACTTCAAACGTCTGCAGCGGCATCTTTGCCACGTCATCTGAAATGATGTTGATGCACCGGTAGGCAATCGAAAGGCTTTTTGCCGTCTCCTCGGACACTGTATAACCGCTGTATGTGGTCATCCCGACCACGTCTACCAGTTGAGACAGGCTCATACTCTCCGGCACCGCCGGAAATAACGTGTTCATCGCGCGCCGGATAATCATTTACGGCCGCCTTTCTGCTGAGTAATCCCGCCCAGCGCCACCATCACCCCCAATAGGATGGACACAGCCCCAGCCACATACACCGCAGCCGTCATGTTGATGCGCGTGGTCGCGTAGATGGTCAATCCAAACCCGGCCACAATCAAAATATCATCCAAGTACAGCAGCACTCGTTTCATAAAATCACCTGCCTTTTGTCGTCATCGGTTTCGATCGCTCCGTAAATCCGGCGCTTCGATGTCTCAAAATATCCCGGGTCTTGCTCAATCCCGATAAACCGCCGTCCAGCGTCCACGCACGCCACGCCGGTTGTGCCGCTGCCCATGCAGATATCCAGTACCGTATCACCCGGGTTCGTGTATGTTCGCACCAGCCACTCGTATAGCGTTACCGGCTTTTGTGTCGGGTGATACCCGCGCTCGCTCTGGAATTCCAGCACCGACCTCGGAAAATTAGTCCACTCCGCCGTGTAAAAGCCGTCTTTCAGGTTCGTATTGATCGCAGACGCCTTTTTGCCAGCTTTGCGTGTCTTGTTGATCGCCACCAGACCCTGCGGGTTATAGGTCATCGTCGCCCGCCCGGCTTTGGAGCGCACTGGCGCCGGTGAAAACACCACCACATTCTCGTGATTCTTCAGCGGGATATAGCGCGCATTCGGAAAGCCTGTGGTCGTGTTCTTTTTCCAGATTAGCTCATACTTGAACCAGTCCAGGTTGCTCACCACCAGCCGGGCGGTGAAAGGTTGGCTGGCAGTCGTAATAAAGCACCCGCGCGGTTTCATGACCCGCCGCGCCTGCTCCCACATGGCATCAAACGGAATGACGTTATCCCATCCGCAGGAGGTCGTTCCATACGGCAAATCGGTAATGATCGCGTCAACGCTCTGCGCGGGCAGCGTACCCATCACCTCTAAACAATCCCCTTGCCGTAAATCAATCACGCATCACCTCACATGCCCCAGTCATCAGACAGAATCCGTTCGTTCAGGTCACCGTGTCCGTGCAGCTGCCTTAACAATGGCAACCGTACCATCGCATTGATGACCGCTGCTGCCAGGTCAATCCTGCGCACATCAGACGAATTCTTTTTGCTCAACTTGATGTTTTCGTTCGAATCCGTCTCAACCACCGCATTCGCCAGGCACCATGTCAGCAGCGGTGAACCGTCATGCACCACCTTGCCCGATCCGATCATCTCGCGCAGTAACTTGCTGGGTTCGCTCAATGTCCGCACACCCTGCCGAATCTCAACCGTGGTGTAACCCGCCTCGTCGAGTTCTGTCGCCAGGTGCGTTGCGTTGTACGGGTCAAAACAAAACTCCTGTACCTGCCACCCGCGTTCCAGTTCCATATCCGCCAGGTGCGTCTTGATAAAACCGTAATCCGTCACGTTTCCCGGCGTTACAATCAGCCAGCCCGCGCGCGCCCAATCCCGATATGGGATCCGGTCAGTCCGCTCATGCCGCGCCACCGCTTCCTCTGGCAAAAACCCGCGCGCCGTAATTGCTACCCTGCCATCCTCCAGCAGGAAAACAAACGCATCAGCCGTCAAATCCACCCGTTTCGATAGGTCAGCCCCTACCAGGCACCGTCCGCCTGTGGTCAGCGCGGCAAACTCCTCCTGACTAATCGCCGCTGCCTTCCACCGCGCCATCAGGTCATCATCCAGGTACACATTCCCAACCCCGTGCACCCACATATTCAGGTTTTTCACCCTGAACGTTCGTATCTTTGCTGGATCGTTGCTGCCAAACGCCTCGTCATGTTGCGCTTGCAGCCGCGCAACGCCTTCAGGCGCAGACGCCCTCAGCGGGTTCGCCTTGATCCACACCACCGGATTGTGTTCGTCATCCCCCGGGTCCAACTCGCGGATCATCACAAAATAACGATCGTTCTCAACCGTGCCGCTCAAAATCGACTTGCAGTACTCGTATTCGGCATGGCAGGGGTTGCCTTCCACCTCAAACCCAGCCGTGGTAATAATTACCATCAACGCCTGCGCCCGCTGCCCCCATGCTGACCATAACAGGTCATAAATCTCGCTGGTCGGGTGTGCGTGATACTCGTCAATAATCACGCCGCTCGGGTTCAGACCGTCCTTGTTTTTCGTGTCCTTGCTCAACGCGCGCATCTCACCCCCGCGCGTAATATGGCTCATGGCGTAATCCCGAATCTTCAGCCGCTTGCGTATGTCCGGGCTCTTCATCGCAATCGCCCGCGCCGACCTGTACAGGATGCGCGCCTGGTCACGATCCACCGCTGCGCAGTACACCGCCGGAGACTCTTCGCCATCTCCGCACATCAGCATCATCGCCGTGCCTGCCAGCAGTGTTGTCTTGCCATTCTTTCTCGCCTCCTGGATGTACCCTTTCTCAAAACGGCGTAAACCAGTTTTTACGTGCGTCCAGCCAAAAATGCTCCCCAGGTCAAACATCTGAAACGGATGCAGCACAATCGGCTGCCCTGCCAGCGGCCCCTCCACGTGTCGGCAGTACTTGAACCAGGAATAAATCCGGTCAGCCTTAGCCTCGTCAAACACAAACTCAAACCCTGCTGTGCCCTGTCTGCTCAGGTCGTCCAGATGCCGCTGGCAGGCGAGTATCTCGCTCTTGCCCGCCACTCTCAGCCCCTCAACAACCTCATTCGCGTACTCAGTTACAGGGTGCACCTAACCTCCAAACGTCTCGCCAAACTCGTCCACTGTTTTCTCGGCGCGCTTTTTCGCCAACCTTGCGCGAGCCCCCGGTGACAAACCCAACCGGTCAGCGTAGGCCGCCACAATCCGCGCCCACGCTTGCGCCGCTTTCACCTGGTCAACCGTTGCCGTCGACAACCCGTTCTCGTCCACCAGGTTCAGCGCCCGGCTCGCATTCCGGTAATGCACCACCGCGTCGCAATACACCGCCAGCAGCTCAGCATCCAGGTTGTCCAACATCTCTATCCCCTTCAGCTTCCGCTTAACCGACTCCCATACCTCCCGGGCGTCATCACTCATCCACTCTGGTGCCCGCAGGCTTGGTCGTACCGTCCGCCGCATCTCTGCCTCCGCCGCCTCCCGCGCTTGCAACTCTTCGGCTGTCCAGTGCTTGCCGCTGCCCTCGCGCATCTTGGCTGCTGCTACCGTGTTCGTTGGCATACGCCGCCCCCTTCACTGGCTTCCATCGGGGAATATTTCTCACGCCTATAACCCCTGTCGCTCGTTGACCCCCTTGATAAAAACATTTTCATGCCCCCTCCCCGTCAGCCAGGGCAAGGCGCTCGCGCACCGTATGCCTTGAGTGGCAGGAATGACAGAGGGCGCGCAGCTCAGACGAGATGAACACCTGCCGGTCGCCTTTGTGCGGCGTCACGTGATGGCAATCTGTTGCCGGTTCCCATACGCCACCAATCATGCAGTCCTCACACCACGGATGTTCAGACAGGTACGCTTTGCGCCTCCGCTTCCAGCGCGACCCGTAGAGCGCGTGCCGTTCTCGCTGCTCGTCGTCGCTTTCAGGGCGCTGGTATTTGTCGGCGTGAAACTCACAGTACCCATGCTCTGCCTCGAGGGCAGGGCAGCCGGGGTATCTGCATGGTCGCCGCGAACGGGTAGGCATGTCCTCACTGGCCGATATGCGCCGTGATTTGTGGCAGCAGGTTGGTCAGGAACCACATGAGAAACCCGCCGACCAGTGTGATGACCAGCCCAATCAGCCAGCCGGTCAGCTTGTTGAGCAAGCCTTCAATGCGCTGAAACCCGTTCTCCAACGTGGCAAGTCGGGTCTTAGCCCCAACCTTGCCGTTCCCGTTGATCCATTCCGAATGATCATCCACCTGCTTCTCGATGCCAGGCAGTCGCGCCTCAATGGATTGAAGCCGCGAGTTGACTTGTGTGATGCCTTCTGCCGCCATGTTGCCCCCGCTACTTCGTCAGCGCCGGGCGGAATTTATCCAGCGTTACGCCTACGATGTACGATCCGAGCACAACCATCACGGTAGTGATCTGTTCTGCAGTCAAATCAAATGGCAGACCGATATGGAAACCTCTTAGTATTAGTACGGTCAAGCCAACCAATGCCGCCCAAAACTTGCGCGACATCACCACACCACGCCAGCCGCCTGGACCCGGATCAACTGTGACGCCGACGATGTAACTGGCAACTATCACCACCAGACCGACCGCCTCTTCAGTGTCCAGATCAAAGCCCGGTACAAATGCCGTCACCAGGACGACAATGAGCGCAATTACAGCCGCCCAAAACCTACGTGATACTAGCAAGTCCTTCATATTCACCTCTCATACGAAACGTTGTTAAATGCGAAAACCCGAAGCAGTCCGTTGTACAGACTGCCCCGGGTTCAATGCCTCGTGGGCTTATCAATATTATACCGATACTTACGTAGAATGCAACTGTTTGTTTCCGTTTCGGCGAAGTCGCGGCACTTTACTGACCGAACATTCTACGCGCTCAACCCGCGAGTTCTTGAAGTCCAGGATGATTTGACCAAACCCGCTGCCCGCTGCAAAGATGATCGCAGCTGCATCGAACAGGTCGGATAGTTCATCAGCTGTCAATATCTCAGCCAGTCTTGCCAGCGCTTCTTCTTTTTCCACGTTAGATTTCCTGTACCTTGATGAGAACCCCGGCTGCATGCTTGCCTACGCCCGCCACCTTTGTCAGAACCATGCGCACGATTTGCCGGTCATCCGCCCATAGATAGCCGTTCAGCGCATCCAACACCGCTTTAGAAAGGTTGTCCAGGTCGACCCGCCGGCGATCAGGCAGATAGAAATCAAGTGAAAGGTCGATTGATCCACTGCCAAACAAAGGGCGCTTTATCTGAAGTAAATGATTCTGCATCCACAACAGCGTGGCCATCGCAACAGTGCTCTGCCAGGCGGTTACGCGCGGGTCACGGTAACCGCCATGCCCGGATATCCTGAACGATTGCTTTGGCACTGGTACGCCGTGGACGAGAATCTCAATCATGTTGATTAGAATGGCACCGCGTCATCTTCACTTGCCGGCACTTCCACTGCTGCCTTCGCCTCGTCCTTCGGCGACAGGAAAATCACCTTGCCTGCAGTCACCTCGAAACTGGCATGCACGGCATTGTCGCTGCCAGTCCACATGCGCGGATGACCCTTTTCGTCGCCCTTTACCTCGCCGACCACCATCACCTTGCTGCCCTTCTGCAAAAACGCCGAGCAGTTTTCAGCCAGCTTGCCAAACGTACTGATTGACCACCAGATGGTTTGGGTGATGACTTCGCCGCTGTCGCTCTTGAAGGTTTTCGAGGTTGCCAACGGGAAGGTGGTCACACTTGCCCCGGAGGGCGTCATGCGCGGGTTGGGGTCTTTCCCCAGGTGACCAATCAAAACGATTTGCTGATACATGGTTTTCTCCTATTCGATTGCCAGCACGATTGCCACGCCCGCCTGAGGCGCCAGCGCAGCTTGTAATTTATCCTGGGCGTTAGTCCTCACCCAGTCGCGCGCGTAAAAGTTACACGCCTTGATCACCCACTTCGAGCCTTCTGCCCGGATCAGCCGGAGCGGCTCCACCCAGGTGTCAAAATCCACCGCCCGCATGGTTGGGCGCACGGTATCCAGTGCCTTTTCCCAGGCGTCCTGCGCCTCGTCAGCCACCGGCGCGGGTGATTCAGGGGCTGTTTCAGGTTCGGGATCGGGTGATCGGCGGTTCAAATCCACCGGCGCGTCATGATCCACCCAGCCGGACTTGATTTTCCAGCCGTGTTCAATCCGCCAGATAGCCAGCCGGATATTATCCGCGGTTTGCACGTGATAACGCACCAGCTGCGCGGTGACATGCGGCATGGCTGCCAACCGTGACCGCTTCGGCTCCATCACCCCCGCCCGTTCCAGGGCTGCAAACGCCTGGTTGACACGTAAATTTTCCGGATCCGCCCTAGAATCTAGTAGTGGATCTTGATCTAGTTTTAGACTAGTTAAAGAACTACTAACTACTAGAGGCGGGATACGGAAACTTTCCGTATCCTTTTCAGTGACAGACGCAATTTCATCATTTGTTGAAACCTCCTCAACTGGTGAAACCTCAATCGCTGCCTGTTCAGCCGGCACAACCGGTGATTCGGGCTGTGATTCATCATCGCCTAGTACAGTCAGCGGTAATTGCACCACGCCGTCCGCCAGCTGCCAACCATACCGCCCGTTGCGCGTCGCCAGCCCAAAGTCCACCAGAATCAGCAGCGCGTCATTCACGCTTTTGTCTGAGTAGCCGGTCACGCGCACCAGCTCAGCCATGTTCATCACCCGCCGCACCAGAAGCATCGCCATCAGGCAGGATATCGGGGCACCCTTCAGCCCGCGGATCATCATTTGGTTGATTTCTACAGCCATGTCATAACCCCAATCCGAGTTGAGTTCCATCGCCAAACTGAAGCCGCTTTGAAGACTGCATGGCTTCAATCGTTTTACTCAGGTCGTTGCGTTTCTCAATGAGTTCTTTTTCGAGGAATTCATCCACCTCGAGCGCGCTGGTTGGTAGGTAATAGCCTGCCGGGTTGGATGCGGTGGAGCAGATCAGGATGCCTTCCTGCCGCATCTGTCGAACACACTCCCGAAACTGCCGCTCATCCACCTTGAAGCCATAAATCGCCAGCTGTTTGATAAGTTCGTCTTTGGTGATCGCCTTCATCCGCCCCTGGTGAAATTCCAGCACCTGCAGGATGACGCGGTTCAAACCAGGCGGAATTTGACGCAAAAGCTCGCGATAATCAATCATTTCAGCCCCGTTTCGGTGATAATTCTTGATCGGCGTTTCTTGTGCGTATAACATACGTTATCCGCACTAACTCCGAGCATTGCTCCCACCCGCACCCAGCCGTCATCCTTGTGCCTTTCCAGCCCGTGCAGGTAGGTTTGGGTGGTGGATAGGCTGGTATGACCGAGAAACGCCTTGATTTTCTCAACATCATCCCCCGCCTCGCGCCGCAGCATGGCTGCCGAGTGCCGCAGCGTATGCACGTGGATCAGGTCAGCTCGCAAGCCGGCTTTACGCGCATATTTCTTCAGCAGGGCACTGACTGCATTACCCGTCAACGGCACCCTGCCTGGTTTCCAGTCGGGTGATACCGTCGGCAGGTTGACCGCGCGCTCACTCAACGGAATGAAAATGGGTCCAGATGTGCGGTTGATGCTGGCAAGCCACACCTGCACCGATTGCCACACTGGCGGCGGCACTTCTACCCGCCCTGCCTTGCCCTTGCCGTGCCAGCGGTAGTACAGTATCTTTCCCTGCCACTCAAAGTCTTCAACGGTTGCTCGCCGCCATTCACTGTTGCGCTTGCCCAGCATCAGGTAGCCCAAAAATAGGGCGTAATCACGCAGCCCCTGCCGGCTGTACGTGTCAATTGATTCCAGCAGCGCGCGGCATTCCTCTTTGTCCAGCCAGAAGGCGTTGTCTTTGATGGTGGAGAGCTTATGCACCGCCGGGGTGACCGGCGAGGCAAGCAGCACCTGCATCTTGACCGCGTATGAGTAAAAACTTGCCAGGGCAGCCACACGCAGGCGCACTGTGGCAGCTGAGCTGCCTGAGGCGCGCATGTGATCCACCCAGCGGCTGATATCCAGCGGTTCCACCTGGTCAAACGGGCGCCCGCAGAACGAGGCAAAATTATCAATGGCAACCCGGTATGCCCGGGCGGTGTTTTCTGCCCGCCTGCCCAGCCATGTATCCAAAGCCGTTTGGATTTGCGGCTCGTAAATCGGCGGCGCGACAATGAAGGTCAATGTGTCCATGCTATAATTCCTTTGCGGTAGTCCTCCAAGACCCGCGACTTCACCCTTGAGTCCCCTCAGGGGTGATCTCTTCATCCGGCGCCAGGCGGGCTTCTTCATGCAGCACCAGCGATTGATGCGTGGCAAACTTCACGCGGATCAACTCCGGGTCATACTCAAATGGCCCAATCACCACGCCCACGCCCAGCGCCGAGTGCGCCGGTATGATGATCCGGTCACCAACCTGAAATTTGGACACAGGCGGTTTGGCTTTCGGTTCGTTCTCGCTCATGATTGCTCCTTTTCCCAACCATCCGGTAGATGATCGTCGGGGTGATTGACCGGCGCGCCATCCGTGCCGGCTTTGTCTGCCTGGATATGCTTGCCCAGGAATACGGCGTCCATTGTCTTCAGCAGCGGATTCAGTTCCAGCATCGCCGATTGCAGCGTGGCAGCTGCCCGCGCCAGGTGGCTATTGGCTGTGTCAGCGTCGGGCGTCTCGCCTTCCAGACACGCCGAGGCATCATGCAGCGCAGCCATCACCTTTTCCAGCATCGCCAGCGCCTCACTCATGCTTCCTCCTCGTCAATTTCTTGCGCCCATTTGCGCAGCTTCTCGTTCTTACCCATCCACCGGTACCACCACCAACCAAACAAAAACATCAAAGCTTTGGCTTTCAGGTACAACAAAATTCGCGCTATCCTTGACATGGGAATGTCAAACGATTCTGCGACGTACAAATCGCCCAGCGCAGAACACCAAATTTCATACGCGAATTTTGGATATCCGCTGCTTTCGTACTCCCATGACGGATTGCGCCCGTGAATATGAGCCTGGATATTCATCGCGTCTCCTCGTCGAGCTGATCAGTCTCTACGGCGGGCTCCATCCCCTCCCACTTGATTTCAACCACAGGGGAGACCGGGCCGACCATCTCAATCGCTTCCAGCACGATGAAAACCTTGTTTTCCTTTTTGCATAGGCGTTCCGCCTCCACCTCCGCCGATTCCAGGCTCGTATGCCGGTGGCCGACATAGGTCTCGTGCGCGTGTTTCATCACGATCCAAAACTTGTTCATCCTGCCTCCTTCCACAACCGTTGATTGTGAGGTTATGCCTCACCTTTGGCGTCCGTCATGCACCCATCAGGGTCAGCAGCGCCGAAATAACCAGGCAGCCGCCGATGCACAGCAGGACAATCGCCAGAAATTGCCAGTTGCTGTAATTCCGTTCTTCATCATCCATACGCGCTCCTTTTATTTGCTGAAATTGACATGTTTTGTCGATTTGCCTTTTTCAAACGTTCCGGTTCCTGCCCCGGTTACTCTGTCCGGTTCGACGCGATGAAGGAGGGCACCCGTCGAAGCTGACCAGCCTGCCGTCTGTTACCGTTCACCACGCGGGACACGGGCAGGGCAGTCATTACCGTTATTCCTCCTCAGGGCGCGTGCATGCCCCGGTTGCTTCCAAAATCCGTAAAATATCCAACGTGCAGGTCAGGGCAATCGATATCCGTCGCAGCCGTTCAATCTCGGTTGTGGGCTGGTCATCCAGCAGCGGCTTGAGCATGCGCGCCGCCCGGGCAGCCAACTCGGCGCTGCGATCGCGCGCCTCTTTGGCATTGTTGCCCCAGTCGCGCGGTTTAGTCATCGTGCTCTACCTCGTCAATGATCGCGCTGCGGCTGGACTCACGCCGGGTGATGTAGCGCACGATGCTGCCAAATATCATCGGCAAGCCGGTGGCTGCAAACGCCAGCACGCAGATCAACGCCGCGCCGGGCGAGAGCAGCAGCACACCGACCAGGGTGACCATCACACCCATTGCCACCACCAGGCTCATGTAGCCTTCCAGCTTGCGACCCAGGCGGCTGACCGCCCAGTTGTAGCCCAGCCCAAAGATGAACAAGCCCAGCATGACGTTTACCACGCCGCCCAGGCTCAAATCAGATAGTGCGCTCATTCCTAACCTCCTGCGGCGCGGGCAGGCTGACATATCCGCCCGCAATAACCAATGCCGCCATCAAACCGTCAACGTCCAGGCACACAGGCGGGTTCATCGCGCCAAACTGTTCAAGGATTGAAATCAATCGGCGCGGCGGCACCGCGGTGATGTCCACAATCGGCACCGGTACGTCATGCAGCTGCGCAAACGGCATCACCACCCGCTGGCTCCATCCTTCGCCATAAGCCGTCAGGGTGTGATCCACGCCGTGCATCAAAATCACGTCCGGGGTCTTACCATTCGGTTGCCAGGGCGAAATGGTCATCGTTTCCTCCAGTTGCACAGCGTCTTGATGACCGAGAGGATCACCATGACCAGCACGACGGCAACGATCACCATCAACATCACAATCAAAGCGTCCATCGTTATCTCCATTCTGATTACGCATTCACCGGTACTGCCACCGGCTTTTCGAGGCGGGTGTCGTCATCGCGGATGATGCGTATCACCTGCAGGTAGACCCATGCCACGCCGGCAGTCCATAAGGCGTAGGTGGCCGGGTTTGCCCAGCTGCGCTCGCGGTCGGTGTGCTGGATGAAATCATCGCGCCCTTCGTTCATCAGGTCGCCATACACGCAGTCCAAAAAGCGCAGGGTGGTTTCATATGAGCCGCTGTTGTCGTAAATGTGCTGCTCAAACCACTGCGCGGTCAATTTGACCAGGCGCTTCAGTTCGCGTGTCAGGCTGATGGACTGGTTGATTGTGACCGGCTCGGTGACTTCAAAAAGCGCGTCCGTCACAGCGTCCTGCCAGGCGGTTACGGCTTGCCGGAAGAGGGTCATGCCAAACAGCTCATGGTCTTCAGGGGTGCAAACGGGTTCTTGGGTCATGCGGGTTCTCCTTGTGAGTGGTGCAATAAGTTGGCGGTTGTGATAACTTACTGCAATGGATTACGGGTCAAAGTCATCGCGCAGGGCTTGCAGCTCGCGCTCCAGCGCGTCATCGCAAAAGATGCCGCCCGGGCTGGGCGGGGTTTCGCGCGCAAGTTTTGCCAGCTGGCGCTGCGCTTCGTCATGGATCAGCCGGCAGGCCATCTCGCCCATTGTGACGTGCTCGGCAGCCGCCACCTGCGCCAGTTCAGTCATGGTTTCAGCGGATACGGTGATCCAGTAGGACATCGGCATGGCGCGCCTAGCCTAACCCGCCAGCCAGCAGCAGGAAGCCGATGAAGCCCAACGCCAAACCGAGCAGGCTCAGGGCAGTGGAACCGAGTGATTCAGCCGGGGGAGTGGTGCGGGGGGTGTAGCAGTTGCGGTTCTGGGTGTAGTGCATCGTATGCCTCCTAAATGGCGCCGGATTCGTTCCGGATTGTGCGCTGGCAGCGCGGGCGGTTATGCTGTGGGTGTGAAATCGATGGGATTAGTCGGGTTGATGGTTGACGGCACGTATGCGGGCAGCGCCTGCCGGCGGGCGTACTCACCGGAAATCAACTGGCGCAGGAAAGAGGATTCCGAGCGGTCATCCTGGCGCGCCATCTCGCGCAATTTGGCGTCGGTCTCTGGATCAATCATGAAAGTCTTGTTTTTTGTTGGCATCGGCTACTCCAACATCTTTTTCAAATCAGCGTCTTTAGGGTCAACAATACCCTTGCGCAGATTGTGGGCAATTGAAATCTCAGCCAATTGTTCTCGATATGCAGTTTGAATGAGAAAGGTGATGACCTGAATGGGTGTGCGGACGGAATATTCAGCCAGGCGATTGAGAAACCGGTTGGTTACGGGGTCGAGCAAGGTTTCAAGTGGATCTTCTGACATGATTTCATCTCCTGTGTATTTCGTCATGGAATATGCTCTCCTCAGTACAGGTTAGGGCGCAGGACGTGCAGCACCTGCTTTGCCCAGTCGGCGCGCCAGTCGTTGGTCTTCATCAAGACCAGCAGCACGAAGGTGTATTCCGGGCGGCGCTTGCCCAGTTCCCACAGGTTCACCGCGGCGCGCGAGATGGAGATGCCCGGAACCGCCTGGCTGAGCGCGTTGCCAAACTCCGCCATGCTCATGCCCTGCTGCTCGCGAGTGCTCTTGGTGATGATTGGGATGCTTGTCGTCAAGTTGACCTCGTGAAAACTGAATAACATCAATGTAGTAATAATACATCAATGAATACTGTTTGTCAACTATGTATTTTCAACAACTTTGATTTGTCTATAATGAAAAGGTGGATAAATTGGAGAAGAAAAGAGAGTTAAAAGAGAAGTTTCGAGCTTGGTTTATGGCCAAGTTTTATGAATGGCGTGGCGATAGAATGCTCAGCCTCTCAGATTTCTCTGCTTACTTGAACATTCAACAACAAGCGGTTTCATTCTGGTGGAATGGTCGTAGTCTCCCTGGGAGCGCAGAGCACATCACCAAAATCGCCGCGGTTTTCCCTGATATCTACCAGGTGCTGGAGATACCCGATCCGCGCGTCGTGCTGCCGCCCCAGGTGCCTCAGGGCTTGATCGACCTTTTCAACCGGGCGCACGCTGAGGTTCTGCGCCGTTTGCAGGCGCGCCATTTGGACGGCACCGAGCCAGAGGCAAAGACCATCATGCGCGAGACGTATATCGAATTCGGTTTCAACTGGAGCGAAACCGACCAGCCCGGGAAGTCCGGGTGAGAGAGTGTGACAGTGGTGTGGCGGCGGTGTTTCCCCATGCCCATAGTGTAGCACATACGTTCTATATATCAAGGTTGAATTTGGGGTGACGGGTGGGTAGCCTTCGTGCGCCCCGGGGATAGGCGATGGCAACTTGAGAAAGGGGTGAAGGGTTGAAGTATGCAGCAAGAGCAGTGGTTACTACTTTACGGTGGTGGGATCAGTCTGGTCACAGCGATTCTGACGGGTGTGGCAAGTTTCATTTTCCAATTAATCAAGGCAAATATTGACCGGCGTCACGCGATTGAAGATGAGAAAAGGAATCATGACTACCAAGAATCTCTTGCACGCCAGCAACGCGAAAGAGAAAAACGATTACAACGCTTGGGCGTTCTAGAAGATTACATTCATGAAGCATTTGAGATTACAAATGCTACAGGGGTTGCAATATCTAATGGATCAATCCTGACAAAATGGGAAGATTTACATGTCCGAAAATTGGCATTGTACAATGCTGGCTTTATCATGGGAATCATTTCAGAATATGGTGATCGTGAGTTAGGTAAATATTTCCTTGAGGTTTTTAGTTTCATGGATGAATTAAATGAATTAGTAATCAAAAGCAAACCAGGCGAAAAAATACCATTGTCAGTGGTGTTTGAAAAACACGAGATCGGTACCCTGTACGGGAAAATAATCAAGAAAATTGATGACTTATCAATCCTATAACAAAAGGGATTATTTTCTATTCGCGTGGGTATTGGTAACGGCTCTTGTGTGAATAATACTTTTGGAGATTTTGAATTAATGACTGAATCGCTGTGGCCAGATTATTACCCTGAAGATTGCCCACCAGAAGATTGTGAAGATTGCGCGGGGAGGTTTTACCGTCTCGTTGAAAGAAACCCACCAGACGAAACCGATTTTATCCCCAATTATTTACTCTTTCCAGATCGTGAAGATTGTCGGACGTGTACAGGGGCTGGCCTATCTGTATTTGGTACGGAAAAATCCGCACGCAATTTGAGACAATTACCTGTATTTAGAGATCATTTTGTTGCTGTGGTTGTTCTGCCTTCATCTGCTGGTAAAATGAAAAGAGGTAACGCAAAAAACCGACACCATTGCACCTGGTGGGTTTGCGACAAAGTGTCGCCTTTGGGATTCGTAGTTCAAGTGCTAGAAAAATCATGAAAAAGCTGTTTGCTCCATCCAGTTCGATCTTTGGGCGTCTCTTTATAGAAGATGTTCTCGAATATTATGACGGCCCCGTTATCGCGACATTATCTGATGAACTTGACCACGATTACCTAGCGTTACTCGTTGAAAGAAAAATCAAGTCTCAACAGGAAACCTGGATAGTTGTTCAGGTTTCAGAACCGCGCCTCCATGAAATATTAGCAGGGAATATTTCGTTGCGTAAGGCAATTGTGCAAGCTGAGACAGGTAAAGCATATTATTTTGCAATACTCGGAGATTCTTCTCTGGAAGCCGTTGTTGAACCGGTGATTGCCAGCGGAATTCCTGACAGCCACCTGCCGTCTGAAGATTACGACCTGGAGTTTCAAGAAACTGAAATTGTCGATCCTCAAGAAGACCTGCAAATTCGCGCATTGCGCATCAATCGATTCATAATGCATCTCCGTTTGACATTAGAAAAAAATCGTACAGAAGCCCCGATCTCATTACTCGGGGATGCATTAAATGGCCTCCAGTCATTAATGTATTCAATTGGCCAATCGTTATTTACAGAATCTTCAGCGGAACGCGGTCCAGTTTCGTCATCAATTGTTCAATCACACGAGCTTTATGCTTATGCAACATTACCGGGGTCGTTTATCATCGAAATGGTGTCTGCACCGTTCACAACCCTTTATGGAGAGATTGAAATTTGTGAGAGTATGGGTTACTTGCAGAAATTAATCGAAGCGCGGGAAGATCCAGAGATTCTAAAGGCACTTTTTGAAAAACTAAAAACAAGGGTGTCTTCAAATCTATACGTCTTGCTCAAAGCCTTAACAAGTGAAACGGACATCAAGCGAATCGATATTAGCTGGGCATCTCCCCAACAACAAAAATCCTTAGTTTCTCTCCGAAGAGACGAAGCACTGATCCTACGGGATTACTTAGCAGACAAATCGGATGTAACGACTGAAACAGTGGTTTTAGAAGGAAGGCTTGTTGGCGCTCACCTGACAACAGAACGATTCACGCTTGTTACTATTGAAAACCTAGAAATCAATGGCAAGTGCACGGGGTCAAGTCTTATTCATGTAAATGGAAAGACTCTTGGAGGTATTTATTCGTTCACCCTTGAAAAATCTAAAAAATCATCTTATATAAAAGCAGAAGTTGACACAGATTACACACTGCAAAAAATTGAAGATACTGTTCCGACTTACGATTGGCCGGATTTCTTACAACAATAGTCTTGATGATGGAAAGTTTGCACATGCTATACTCACTGCGAAATACCTCCCCAGCGTTTCACTGCAAACATTGGGTGACATGATTCCCCAGGGTTGATTGATTTCAACCCTGGGCGATTGTTTTTATACAGGTCAGTACACCGAAACGGATTGACCGTCCGATCCGCCTCGATCCGGTAGCCGCGCTGGCGGATGTAGGTAGTGTACACCGGGCTGGCAGGCGAAGGCGCAGGCTTGCACAAGCCACAGTCGCCCGGGCAGGCGGATGATTGGTTCAGGGTCATGCCGCAATTCTATGGCAGCATCTCTATCAGGCAAGGGTGAACTTTTGGTGAAATCATGAACACACTCTACTACGGTGATAATCTCCAGGTACTTCGTCAGCACATCAAAGACGAATCCATTGACCTGATCTACCTCGATCCACCCTTCAACTCAAACGCCAACTACAACGTCCTGTTTGACGAGCGCGACGGTACCCGCGCAGCTGCGCAAATTCAAGCCTTCGAGGATACCTGGCGCTGGGATCAATCCGCTGCCGAAGCCTTTGAATCCACCATCATCCAGGGTGGCAAGGTGGCTGACGCCCTCCGTGGCTTTCAGATGATCCTGGGCAACTCCGACTTCCTCGCCTATCTCTCCATGATGGCGCCCCGCCTGGTGGAGCTGCACCGCGTCCTAAAGCCTACCGGCAGCCTGTACCTGCACTGCGACCCCACTGCCAGCCACTACTTGAAAGTGATTCTGGACGCCGTATTTCACCCAAAAAATTTCCGGAATGAAATCACCTGGCGCCGCTCTCACCCAAAGGGACACGCAACAACTCGTTTCGCAACAAGCCACGATGTCATTCTCTCATATACGAAATCACAATCCGATGCAATTTGGAACCCAATTTACCGTGATTATGATGAAGGATCAATTGAAAAACAGTATAGTTTAGTTGATGAAAATGGTCGTAGATACCAATTAACATCATTACTTAATCCAAACCCAGACCGACCTAACTTAACCTATGAATTCAAAGGCGTAACAAAAGTATGGCGTTGGACAAAGGATCGAATGTTAGCGGCAGACGAAGCCGGTCGGATAATTGTTCCTAAAAACGGTATGGGCATACCTAGATATAAAAGATACCTCGATGAACAAGAAGGAATCCCTGTAGACGATTTTTGGGATGATATTGAATTAGTGAGTGGGAGAGAATCCCTTCCTTACCCTACCCAAAAACCTGAAGCTTTGCTCGACCGCATCATCAATGCATCCAGCAACCCCGGCGACATCGTCCTGGATCCGTTTTGCGGCTGTGGCACCGCCGTCGCCTCGGCCCAAAAGCTCGGTCGGCAGTGGATCGGCATCGATATTACCCACCTCGCCATCAGCCTCATCAAACGCCGCCTCAATGACGCCTATGGAGCATCGGCTCAATACAAGGTCATCGGCGAACCCACCACTGTGGAAGACGCCCAAACCCTTGCCACAGACGACCCCTACCAATTCCAGTGGTGGGCGCTTGACCTGGTTGGAGCTCGGCCAGCGGAAGGCAAGAAAGGCGCCGATAAAGGTATCGATGGTCGGCTGTTCTTTATTGATGACGCCACCAGCACCCCCAAGCAGGTCATCATTTCAGTCAAAGCAGGTCATACCTCGGTGGATCACCTGCGCGACCTGCGCGGCGTCATAGAACGCGACCAGGCGCAAATCGGCGTCCTGATCTGCATGCAGGAACCATCCAAACCCATGCGAGCCGAAGCCGCTTCGTCAAGTTTCTACACCTCGCAGTGGGGCAAACACCCGCGCATCCAGATTCTCACCATTGCAGAATTGCTCAATGGCAAGACCATCGACATGCCGCCACAACGGCAGACAAATATTACTTTCAAGAAAGCCCGGCGCTCATCCGGCTCATCCGGTCATCAACTTGAGCTGGGAGAAGGTGAGGAATGACCCGATTCCTCGTCACCTGCAGCAAGCATACCTCGGCCGGTCATCTCACGCACCTGGGCGGTGACGGCTGGGTCAAAACTGTGGAGCGCGTCAAGGACGAGCTGGCGATCCACCTGCACGAATACTATGCAATCGTGAACGGTGTGGAGGCTGACGTTATTGTCACCAACCGGCACGCTGGCATCAGTCTTATCCGCACAACCCTCGACACCACTCACACCAACGTCCTGGCCGACTTACCGGGCTGTTAAAATGCACCGTCATGCGCACGGTTCCGTTTGGCGCATGTCGCACGGTTCGTCTGCTGGTGGCACCGTGCGATTAGTGGCGGCCTGTTTTCGGTTATGGTTCGGGACCGTGAGGTCGGCGGTCCAAATCCGCCCGCCCCGACAAACCTCACCAGCGGTCGCACGGTTCGTCTTTTTTCGTCACCGTGCGACCTGCGGTGAACAAATCTCCAGAATAAGCTTTACCGCAGTACTCATATCTACTTTCCGTGAACAGCCTTTAAATAAATAGGCTGTTTTGGCGTTTTTTTTTGCATACCTCGCCGCACAGTTGAAGGCTGATAACCTTAATATTTTCGCACTTTCCTCAAGATATGAGATTTATTTTTCACTTCTGATGTGTATAATATTAGTGATTTTTGGGATTGTGCTAACTTTAATAGTCTTGATCAGCGTTTTTTTCTTGTTTTCGTAGGTTCATCTGGGAAAACAACCAATCCGGAAAACCCGAGTGAGAGAGTGTGTCAATGGTGTTGCGGCGATGTTTCCCCATGTATCTAGATTAGCTTGTACCTTCTATAAACAAGATTCAATCTGGGGTGACGGGTGGGAGTAAAACAAAAAAGTAAATACGGAGGGATTATGCTTTCAGATTCATTTCCAGATATTGTTTGTAATGATGACGGGCTACCTTGCCGGCCCGTCGGGCAGTGGTCATTAGAAAAACTAGACTACGTCCACAGGTACACCGGTGCGTTCTTAAAGGCTACTAAGGAAAGAAGAAGCCCTGGAAAATGGCGTTCGGTAAATTTTATAAACCTTTGTAGTGGACCGGGAATGTGCAAAGTTGATGAAACATTGACTTATGCTTATGGATCGCCGTTAATTGCGATAAACCAACCCATAAAATTTGATCACTATTATTTTTGTGATAACGACCATGATTGCATGACCTCGCTTGAATCAAGGTGTAGCCAGCACAACAGGAGTATGTTTTCTTTTTTTGAAGGTGATGCGAACGAAAAAGTAAAAGAGATAGTCAAAGATTTACGAAATCAGGATGCTGTATGGATGAATGGGGTCTGGCCTACCATGAATTTTGCATTTATTGACCCTGAAGGGTTTGAAATCAGATGGACGACGATCGAAGAACTCGCAAAAGTAACTAAAATGGATTTATTGATTTATTACCCTCAAGAAGGAATTGTGAGGCAAATGAAAAAGGAGTTTGAATCGACTGGGCATTCTTGCATAGATGATTATTTTGGTACCGATTCGTGGAGATCTATCTATGAAAAAAACATCGGAAAGCGTGCAACATCCCTCACCCGCGAATTAATTGATTTATACAAAGCAAATCTTCAGAAACTTGGATATGAAAATTGGCAATTCTCTGAGCCAAAAATTATGAACGATCGAAATATTACAATTTACCGATTAATTTTCGCAAGCAAGCACGAGCTTGGAGCTAAGATTTGGAAAAGTATCAATAGCTGTACACCCTACGGGCAAAGGACTCTACCTATATAAGAATATTTGTGCTACTATGCTTACAACAAAGGAGGCGTAATCATGAGCACAAAATCGCATATTGAATGGACAGAATCGACCTGGAACCCACTGACAGGCTGCACGAAGATTAGTTCCGGGTGCCTGAATTGTTATGCTGAGCGCATGGCCAAAAGACTGCAAGCAATGGGGCAGCCGAATTATCGCGATGGTTTCAATCTCGCTTTACATCTGGAAGTTTTGACAAAACCGCTTGAATGGAAGAAGCCGCAGATGATTTTTGTCAATTCTATGAGTGACCTCTTTCACAAGGATGTTCCCTTTGAATTCATCCAACGTGTTTTTGACGTCATGAACCAGGCTTCGTGGCACACATTTCAGGTATTGACCAAACGGGCTGAGCGGCTGCAGGAATTATCAGCCAAACTCACCTGGACAGATAATATCTGGATGGGCGTGACTATCGAGGATCAGAAGTACAACTACCGGGCGAGTTATCTGAAAGCGAGTGGTGCTCGCGTGAAATTCCTTTCACTGGAACCTTTGATCGGATCAGTCAGCGGGCTGACGTTCGATGGTATTGATTGGGTTATTACCGGCGGCGAGTCGGGTCCAGGCGCGAGACCCATAAAAGAAGATTGGGTGGTTGAAATCAGAGATGAATGTATGC